GTGATAGAGCGCGATGATTTCGTCCCACAGATCCACCGTCTCGCGCGTGTAGTGCACGCGAAAGCGGCGCTGCGGGAACGGGTGCACCAGGCGACGGTACTCCTGGCCGCCGGCGGTGCGCACGATCTCCACCTGATAGTCGTCGGCGAACGAGGCGCCGAGCCGCACACCGACCGGCAGTTGTTCTTCGAGAAATTCGCTCATGAATATCGGGCGGCCCGGTTGACCAGGTTCATGGCGTCACGCAAGCCGGCAGCCGCCGCGCGGCGGGTTTCGGCCGAGGAGCCGCGCGGCAAGGTCTGGTTGACGGTAACACCGCCCCCGCCGCCCGGCTGCATGTCGCGCCCGCGCGGATAGAAAGTGCCCGGCGTATCCGGCACAAACACCTCCGGCTGCGCGCCGGTGCCGATGGCATACGCCATGCCCGGGTAGCCGCGGCCGCCGCTGTCGCGGGTGCCGCCGAACATCAGCTGCGCGATACTCGCCAGCCCGCCAGTGAAACCGCCCGCGCCGGCGTTGCTCTTGCCCCAACCGCCCAGGTGCTGCAGCAGCTGCGCGGCGGCGGCCTGCGCGATCATGCTCTTGAGCATGTCCGCAAAGGATTGCTTGATGCCGGCAAAGCCGTTCTCAAAATGGCTGGCCAGTATGTTCTGCAGATTGCGGCCAGCCTCTTCGGCGAACACGCTCAGCGTGTCCTGCGTCTTCTCGGCGGCCTTTTGCGCCGCATCCAACTCACGCGACAGTTCCACCAGGCGCGTCTGGTTGGCGGCGGAGTATTCGCTGTAGGCACCGAGGCGCACCGATACCAGCGCGCGCTCCTCGTTGGTAAGCGCACCGACCAGCGCGATCTGTTCCTGCAGGCCGCGGATGGCGGATTGCTCCGTCTCCATCTGCGCCTGGCGCTTCTGCTCCGCCTCATCACGCAGTTTCTTGTTCTCCTCCATGGCCCTGAAGGCAGCGTCGGCCGCTTCGCGCGCGGATATCTCGGCGTCTTTTTCCTGCGCCAGTTCCAGCAGGCGCCGCTGGGTTGCGGCGGAGAAGCCGCGATATGACCCGAAGCGGATTTCAGCCAGCACCCGCTCGCGTTCGGAGGCCTCGCCGATGAGCGCGATTTGCTGCTGCATGCCGAGGATGGCGCTCTGTTCCNGCTTGGCCTGCGCCGCTGCGGCGGCCACAGCGGCCTTGCGCCGCTGCTCTGTAGAGCGCTCGGCCTCGTCCTGTTTCGCACGCGCATCCGCTTCGGCACGCAGGGCCGCCGCAGCCGCATCCCGCGCCTCGGCCTCCTGCTTCATCCGTGCCGCGCGTTCGGCGGCTATCTCTTTTTCATTCTCATTGAGCGACTGTTCACTCTTGTTCAGATCGTCGAGCTTTGCGCGTGCTTCCTTACGGGCCTCGATGATCGCGTTGAGGCGCTCAAAAAATCCATCACCGACCTGCAGGTTCAGTATGGCGGCATAGGCGCCAATGAGATCGGCCATGTCGACGAATTCACTGACCGCCCTCGTTGCGCCATTGAACCCGCTGATCAATGCGCCGACCAGCTTTTGCGCATTTTCCTGGGTTGCTGGATCGCTTAGCAATGCGGTCAACTGCTGGATCGAAGTCTTGGCATCATTGAGCCCGCCCTTCGATTCCAGCAAGTCGCCGAAAGCGTTCTTGAGCTGCTGAATCGATCCACGGAAGGTGTCGGCGGCGGCCTCAGCCGCGCCGCCGAACCGGGTTTTCAATTCATCGNGAATGATATTCTGCGCGGCGGCGGTGTCTCCGGTTTCCATCAACGCCTTGATGACAGACTGCTGGTCTTGTGAAAACTGAATTCCTGCTTTCGATAATGTAGATAGCCCATTGACCGGATCGTTCAAGGCTTTACCGACTTGCATCGCGGCACTGTTCAAATCCTTGCCAAGTGCGGTTGCGACATCCAAGATGGCCTTGGTGGCACCCTCCACTTGCTGGCCACGGATATTCGTAAAGCTCAGCAACACGCCACCCATGCTAAGTATCGCTTCATCGCTGAATGTGGTGACCCGCTGCAGGCCGCCCGCCATTTTTTCGAAATCTTGAACCGAGAGGCCTGCGACGCCGCCGGTCGACTTGATGCGCTGCTCCAACTGGCGCAGCGCGTCTTCCTGCTCGATGGAGGCGTCGACGATACCTTTGACGAGCGCGGTGCCGCCAATTGCGGCGAAGGCGGTAGTAGCGATTCTACTTATGCCTTTGAATTGGCCGGTCAATCCCTTCAGGCCATTCTGCACCGAGCGAATCGCCGCCTTGGTCTCGTCCGTGGCGGAGATCGAATATCGTGCTTCAGTTCGCCCCATCGATTATTTCCATCGCTTGCAAGTAGGTGTTCGGCTGTTCCAGCACGCCGCCGGCGAGCGGCAACAGCCCGTTCTTGTAATGCCGGTATAACCGGATGTAGGTGTGCGACCGGTCCGTGATCATCGGCAACAGGCAGGTGTTGCTCTCGACCACGCCGGGAATTTTCCACTTTGGAAACCCCGCCGGGCCGCGGGAGCCGGGCCAGGCTTGATCCGCGTCACAATGGTGATGCGGGCATTTGTCGCAGTTGAAGTCTTTGAGGTTTTTGTATACCTCAACCGCGATCAGGAGTTTTTTCTTGCGGCATCCGCGAGCTTGCTGCCGTAGATGATCTTCTCCGCGATGCTGAACAGCCGCATGCCGGGCAGCAGGCGAATATTGTCGCGGGAGAATTCCAGCGGCGCGTCCTGCTCGTCAGTCTGGTTTTCCCAGTCGAGCAGGCCGTACTTCAGCGCTGCGCGCACACCGGCTCCGCCGATGGTGACTTCGCCTTCGGCGGTGACAACCATCTCCTTGAGGATGTCCTGTTGCTGCAGGCCGTCAAGCGCGCGAATCTTGTAACGCGGCGCGCCTTCCTTGCCGGCATCCATGCCCAGCACCACCCATTCCGGCGCGAAAGGATTGTTGTTTTCTGACATATATTGCCCGATTTTTCTTAGGTGAACGCGATGGACACTTCGTCATCGGTGGTGTCTTCCGCCGCGCCGAAGGTTGCATCATAGGTGCGCACGCCATCACGGCCTGCGTCGGTGATATTACGGTAACTCACCGCCGGCCAGGTGAAGGCGAAGCGGTTGCCGGCGGTGCTGCCAATAGTGCCGGTTTGCATGGCCATTTCCGCGCCGCTGCGCCAGTTGGCCTCGAAGGCCTCGGTGGCGACCAGTTCCTTTTCCGGATCGAACGAGCCATTGGGGTCGCGCTGGACGATGAAGATTTCGCTGTATCCATCGCTGGCGTTGGCGTCCGACGGCATGGAAAGTTTATTCCCCATGTCGAAATTGATGGCGTTGATCACCGCCGCAAAGCTGTCGATGCTGAACGAGGCGCCAATGAACGGCACCGGCACGGTGCTGTCGTAGGTCGGCGTGGCGATGGTGGTGTCGGTGGGCGTGGCGGTGTGGCCGGTAAAGGTGAAGCTGGCCTTGGCGATGCCGCCGGCCGTCAGGTTGAACGACACATTGCCGCGGCAGCCAGTCAGCTTGGTGAGCATGCCATCCTGGTAATAATAGAGGGTGATGCTCTCAAACCCGGTCGAGACAGGCGCGTAGGTCACAGAGGTGCTGACCACGACGGTTTCGTCGAACCCGCAACCGCGCAGGAGTACGCCCAGCTCGGGTGCCGTGCCTGCCGCGCCGGAGCCTTTGATTTCCACGTCAAAGGTGATGGTGCGTAACATGCCGGCAAAAATCTGCCGCAGCGTGCCGATGCTCGATCGCACCGCCGGACGCTCGGCCATGCGCAAGCCTTCCGGGCTGCATTGCACGTTCTCCACCAACACTGCATTGTCGGCGCCGGTGGGCGTCGGATCTGTATTGTAGGTGGTTTCGACCTTGGCCAGTATCACTTCACGATTGACGAGCATTGGCGTTGCCCTCTTGCTGCGTATGTTGGGTGTTGGGTTGTTGTGGAGCAGGCGCCGGCTTTGTCTCGATCACCTTGCTCCCGCCACGGCGTGGCTGAATGGTTTTTCGTGGCTGCATGGTATTACCTCGATTCTCAGGCGCTGGCATCGGTGGCCGAATGTCGGTAACGGATGCCGAAATTCATTGTCATGCGCGCGGCTGGCTGATCGCCCTCGCCTGACAGCTCCGGTTCGTCGGCGCCGCGCCAGATCACCTGGCGCACGAAGGACAGGCCCAGCACGTTGTGCGGCGCCAGGGCGGCATAAACTTCCTTGCGGATCAGGTTTAACTGGGTATCGATCTGCGTGGAGACGGTTTTGACGTGGGCGTCCACCCGCACCAGCAGCTCGTTGTCCACGACCGAAATCACGCGCTGGCCGTCGTCGGCATCGAGCGGGGTGTCAGCGCCCTGGTACAGGGTGAGCGCCGGTACTTCCTCGATGTTGTACACACGGCCGCGCTGCACGCGGCTGCCGGTGGTGGCAAGTCCGGTGATGGCGTCGAGCACAGCAGCCATGATCTGTTC